CTTCTTGGTCCCCTAAGCTAGAACAGGAGTTTCCTAGTGCTGACTATGCTTCAAGCAATTATCATCACTATGTTGCTACCTATCCTCATGATATGGGGGGCCAGTCTCCTTTACTGGATACTGAACCTCCTGCTCGACTTATTGCTGTCCCAAAGAGTTATGCAGGTCCTAGGCTGATTGCCTCGGAACCTACGTCTCATCAATGGTGCCAGCAAAGTGTTCGAGACTTTATCATGTCCCGTGTCGGGTCTACCTGGATCTCACGCTTTATCTCTTTTCGAGACCAAAGCAGGAACCAGGAGATGGCACTGGAAGCTTCCCAGTCTGGCGAGCTCGCGACAATTGATTTGTCGTCCGCTTCTGACAGACTATCATGTTGGGTTGTCGAACGCCTTTTTAGGCGCTCGCCATCTCTTCTGAACGCGTGTTACGCGGTCAGGACGAGGTGGATCCAACAAGATCTTGATAAGAAACAACCTAGGTTTAATCGCCTTAGGAAGTTTTCTACCATGGGGTCGGCTTTGACCTTTCCCGTTCAGTCAGTGACATTCTTGGCAATTTGCATTGGTGCCTGCCTCTATGAGTCAGGCCTCGCTGTAAATCACAAGAACATACTTGGCTTAAGCGGGCTGGTCCGCGTGTTTGGCGATGATATCATCGTCCCAACACGTTATTCGGCAACGGTGGTGGCAAGTCTTGAGCGCCTTGGTTTCAAGGTGAATCCGTCTAAGACGTTCCTTAAGGGTAACTTAAAGGAGTCTTGTGGGATAGAGGCATTTGGTGGTAGTGATATCACCAAAGTGAGCCTTCTCTCAAAGCCATCCGTGTCCGCTCCGGAGTCAGTCCTAAGTGTGGTTGACGCACATAATAACTTCTTTAGGAAAGGTTATTATCGCACGTCTGCCTATCTTAGGAAATCAGTCGAACGTCTGGGACGTTTTGTTTTCCCTGACGTTGAGCCTGACTCCGGTACTATTGGCTGGTTCTCGCATGAACCCTGGACCTCCAACTCTTTGTTGAAGAGTCGGTGGAACCAGGATCTCCATGTGAGAGAGCATCGCGTCACACAACCTCGCGGTTGTGTGGCGAAGACACCAGTCGATAGTGACTCAGTCTACCTCCAG